ACTAACAACACATCACAGCAAAGATTTTTTAGTGCAGATGTAGGTTTTGATCATGCCTCAGAGATGGTTCAAGATATTAAATGGGGTAGGAAATAATGGAAGAAATAATTAATTTATATAAATCTTTTAGTAAATATCAAAATTATACATATGAAGAATTGCAACAACATATAGAACCATCAATAAATTTAAACCAATATAAAATTTTTAAACAAAACAACAAAGTAATTGCTTTTTCAAATTGGGCTTTTTTTGATAAGGCATCAGAAAATAAATTTTTAAAAACAAAAGAAATTGCAAATTATATGTGGAATTCTGGAAATATTGTTTGGATTAATGATGTGTTATCTCTGGGTAAAGGAAAAGAAATGGCATATTGGTTAAGACAAAAATTTAAAAAGTTTATGTGGCTTCGTTCAGATAATAATTGGAATTTTTATAGAATTGGTAAAAGAGGTTATTAATGAGTAGTGTAGTAAGAAGTATAACTAGAACTGTAAAAAAAACTGTTAAAACAGTAACTAATGTTGTTAAAAAAGTTGTTAAAACTGCTGTTAATGTAGTTCAAAAAGCTGTTTCATGGGTTACACCATCTTTTCCATCATTTGATGCTGGTGGCACAGGTAGTGTAGGTTCGTTTGGCTCATCAGCTATGGATAATTATGAGCAAGGTATCATAATCAATAAACAATCTAATGACGCATCTATTCCTGTTGTTTATGGAGAAAGAATGGTTGGTGGAACAAGAGTCTTTTTAAGAAGCTCAGGAAGTTCAAATAATTATTTATACATGGCTCTTGTTTTAGCAGAGGGAGAAATAAACTCTGTAGAACAAATTTATGTTGACGATACACTTGTTAGTTGGTCAGGTGCTTTAACTCATGGAACAACAAGAAGCTCAAGTGGTGGGAAATATGGCTCTAATATTAGAGTTCAATGTTTTATGGGTAAAGATAATCAAGTTGCTAGTAGTCTTTTAACTCCTTTGTCTGGTTGGGGTTCTAATCATAGATTAAGAGGTATTTGCTATTTAGCTTTTAGATTTAAGTGGGATCAAAATAAATTTAGTGGTGTTCCTCAAGTCAAAGTTAAAATTAAAGGTAAAAAAATTGTAACGCTTGATTCTAATTTAGCTGAACAAACTGAATCTTATTCAACAAATCCAGCATTTTGTATTTTAGACTATTTAAGAAATACAAGATATGGAAAAGGTTTAGCAACTACTGATATTGATTTACAAAGTATTTATGATGCTTCTGTTGTTTGTGAAACACAAGTTACGCCATATTCAGGTAGTAGTGATATTAATATATTTGATACTAACTGTGTATTAGATACAGGAAGAAAAGTAATTGATAATCTAAGAGAACTTATTAAAGGTTGCAGAGGCTTTTTACCATACTCTCAAGGTAAATATAAATTAATTATTGAAACAACAGGGTCAGCTTCAATAACTTTAACAGAAGATAATATTTTAGATGGCTATGTATTATCAAGCCCAGATAAAAATTCTAAATTTAATAGAGTTATTGTTTCATATATTAATCCAGCAAGAAATTTCCAAGTAGATCAAGTTCAATATCCACCTATTGATGATTCTGGATTACCAAGTGCAGATCAACACGCAACAATGAAAACAGAAGATGGCGGAATTTTATTAGAGGGTCGTTTTGAATTTCCTACATTAACTTCTCCTTATCAAGCAGAAGAAATGGCAGAAATTATATTAAGAAGATCAAGAGAGGCATTGGTATTACAAATAACAGTAGATTTTAACGCTTATGATTTATTAGTTGGAGAATTAGTTAATATTACACATAGTTCTTTAGGATTTTCTAATAAAGCCTTTAGAGTATTATCAATAACATTTAATGAAGATTATACAGTAAGTTTAAATTTAGTTGAGTATCAAGCCTCTCATTATTCATGGACTTCTAAATCTGTAATTAGTTCAACACCTACAACAACATTACCAGACCCATTTACAACAATAGATTTAACTACTGTATTTAATTTTATAAATTTATCAGATACTATTGTTGCATATAATGATGGTGTAATTATCACTAAATTATTAATTGATTTATTTCCATTAGATCAATCTTTAGGATTTATAGGTGGAGAGGGTGGTGGAGTAGAATTAGACCCACCAGACGCATTTTTTGATTATTTTGAAGTAGAAATTTCAGAAGATAACATACTATATTCAGAAGTAGGCTCAGGCAAACAATCAAGATTTGAAGTCTTAAATGTTAAAGATGATACTTTGTATTATGTAAGAGTTAGATATGTAAATACAGCTGGTGTAAGATCAGAATATATAACACTAACTCATACAGTAGTTGGCCAATCTGCACCACCAAGTAATGTTCAAAACTTTGCAATTAATGTAGTAGGCGATCAAGCAATATTAAGTTGGGACGCAGTAACTGATTTAGATTTATCTTACTATGTTATTAAACATAATGCTAATACCACAGGAGCTACATGGGTTAATTCTAAAAATATAATAGATAAAATTGGACGACCAGCAACAACTGTTACTGTTCCTTTTTCTAAAGGTACTTATTTAATTAAAGCAGAAGATAAAAGAGGCAACCAATCAATTATTGAAACTTTAATTGTTTCAAATATAGAAACAGTTAATTACACGATAGAAACAACTATTAACGAACACACAGCATTTTCTGGTACTAAAACAAACCTAGAAGTAGTTACAAAAAATTCAGCTAATCATCTTGGTTTAACTGCAACAGGAACATTAGGTGTATCTACAACATCTGTTCCAAGTTCAGGTACTTATGAATTTGCAAACACAATTACATTACCAGCAGTATTTAAAGCTAAGTTTGAATCTAATGTTTTACAAATTGTAGAAGATGTTGCTAATTACATTGACGCTGGAAGACCAGATAGTACAACTTTAATAGATAGTGGAACACCAGACCCTTTTGATGGTAAAACAGTTCAAAATTCTAATACAATATTACAGATAGCAACAAGTGATGATAATGTTACTTTTAGTGCTTTTCAAAATTTTACAACAGGAGAGTTTTCAGGTCGATATTTTAAATTTAAGGCATTATTTACTTCTGCTGATCAAGATTCAAGAACTCTAGTTAATACACTTTCTGTTACAGCTAGTTTAAAAGAAAAGATAGAATCAGGTGCAGATATATCTAGTGGAACAGGGGGCAAAGCAATTACATATTCAAGTGCATTTAGATTAAATCCAGCAATTATAATTAGTGGTCAAAACATGGCAACAGGAGATTTCTTTACAATTACAAATAAAAGTACAACAGGATTTACTATTGAATTTTTTAATTCCTCTGGTACAAGTATAGACAGAACTTTTGATTTTCAAGCAAGAGGAACAGGATAAAATATGTCACAAGTAACACAGATAGCAGTTGATAACCAAACATTCGCAACTTTTAGAACTACTTTAAACAGTAGCTTAGACGCATTAAACACAGGCCACTTAGGTGCTTCAAGACCAAGTTCAGCAGTAGCTGGTACGATTTGGCTAGATAATTCTGCAACAGATACTATCGCTATGAAATTATTTGATGGTACAGATGACTTGACATTATTTTCAGTAAATACATCAACCAACGCAATAACACTTCCTAGTGGTGTTTCTATAACAGAAACTGACCCAAGTGCTATTCCATTTGCAATCGCTTTAGGATAAAAGGATAAAATATGGCTAATAATTTTAATGATGCACAAATAAGTTTAACAGACGCAACTCTAACTGATGTTTATACTGCAACTAATAAATCACTTGTTATTGCTGGTACTATTTCAAATACAACAACAACTTCTATTTTAGTTAGTTTAAAAAAATATGATAACTCAGCAACTGCTGGAAAATTTATATTTGAGAATGTTCCATTACCTACAGGCTCATCTATCGAACTTCCTAAAATAGTTTTACAAACAAGTGATAAGATTCAGGCACAAAGCGATAGTGCTAGTGGTAATGCTGATGTTCACTTACAACTTTTAACAGATGTATCGTAATGGGATATTTGGGCAACGCACCAGCTTTAGCTTACACAAGTTTTGCTAAACAAGACTTTACAGTAACTGCGACCACATCATATTCTTTAGACCACCCTGTAGCCAACGAAAATGAATTGGCTTTATTTATTAACTTCGTTCGTCAAGAAGCTGGAACTGCATATTCTGCAAGTGGTACTACATTAACACTAACAGAAGCTACATCATCTTCAGATGATATGTACTGTGTGTTTTTAGGTAAAGCTGTTCAAACTGTTAATCCACCAAACGCTAGTGTTGGAACAAGTCAATTAGTAGATGGTGCTGTTACACCAAGTAAGCAAAGTGCGTTAGCTAATCCTTTTGCTTCACAACTACTTCATGTAAGAGATGAGAAAGCAAGTGCTAATGGTGGTGATTGTATTGCAGGAAATCAAGTTAGAACTTTAAATACAATTATTACTAATGAAATAACAGGTGCTAGTTTATCATCAAATCGAATAACATTACCTGCAGGAACTTATTATATAGATGCACAAGCACCTGCATTTTTTTGTGGAAGACATAGAATTTTTTTATACAATTATACAGATAGTTCAAATATAATAATTGGTCTTCATACTTATAGCACAGCAAATACAGGTGGTGACGTAAATCACTCATTTTTATATGGTAGATTTACAATAACTGCTCAAAAAGAAATTGAATTACACCATTCTACTCAAGTAGCAAAAAGCAGTAATGGTCTTGGTCTTAATAGAACTGATGGATTAACAGGTGTATTTGCTAATGTTTTAATATGGAGAACAGCATAATGAAATACGCATTAATAGAAAACAATGTAGTCAAAGTAATATCTTATCAGCCTGTAGATGGTTGGGAACAAGTGTCAGACAATGTATTTGCTGACATGGTTAAAAAAGAAGATGGAACATTTGATTATACAGAAGAATTTAAAGAAGCACACACAGGAGATATAGAATAATGGCAATATCAAAAATACCAAGTGCTGGATTTCAAGACAATGTTAAGTTCAGAAACCTCATCATCAATGGTGATATGAGCATAGCACAAAGAGGAACTTCACAAGCTAGTATTACTGCAAGTGGATATTATACAGTTGATAGATGGAAAACTTCTATTAGTAGTTTAGGAACTTGGACACAAACGCAATCAACTGATGTTCCAACTGGTCAAGGTTTTGCAAAATCTTTAAAGTTAGATTGTACTACTGCAGATGCTTCTCCATCTGCTAGTGATGTTATGTTTTTTCAACAAGCTATTGAAGGTCAAAATTTACAATATTTAAAATTTGGAACATCTAATGCACAACAATTAACTTTATCCTTTTGGGTAAAAACAAATAAAACTGGTACTTATATTTGTGAAATAATTAATATTGACAATTCAACATCAGTTTCAAAATCTTATACAATCAATTCAGCTAATACTTGGGAAAAGAAAACTATAAATATTCCTGCTGATACCTCTAATGGTTTTGATAATGATAATGCAGATAGTTTAAGAGTTTATTTTTGGTTAGGTGCAGGAAGTAATTATACATCTGGAACTTTAAATACAAGTTGGAATAGTTTTACATCTGCAAACAGAGTAGTAGGTCAAGTCAACCTTGCAGATAACACAGCTAACGAATGGCTGATAACTGGGGTTCAGCTTGAAAGTGGAAGTGCATCTGATTTTGAGTTCTTGCCTTTTGATATTGTACACAATAGGTGTTTAAGATACTACACTACATCACAAGGAGTTGCTAACTGGGGTAGTTTTGCACCAACAGATGAAAATGCTATATTTGGAGATAGGTTAGAGAATTTTTCAAATGTACCTGTTAATCATAGATTTTCTGTAAGAATGAGAGCAACACCAACAGTTACAACATATTCTTTAACAGGAACAAGTGGTGCTAATTCAGATACAGGAACAACAGCAGGTACTCATGCCGCAGATGATGCTTGTAGTGTTGCAAGAGTATCTGAAAGTGGAATTGGTTATTTAACAGGTGTTGCTAATGGTGTAGGAGACGGTTTAGCATTTCAATATGAAGCAGATGCGGAGTTATAATTATGATTAATACAATAGAAAAAAATTATGTTGATGGAAAGTTTGAAAACTACAGAGTTACATTTTCAAATGGTAAAATTTCAAATGTACCACTAGACGAAGCAAATAAAGATTACCAAGCAATTCAAGAATGGGTCGCAATAGAAGGTAACGAAATAATAGATAATGGGGGTGGCGAATAATGGCTTATCTTGGCAGAGGATTAGATAAAATATCAAACATAGAGGTACTAGATAATATTACCTTTGATGGTTCTAGTTCTTATTCTATTACAAAAGGTTCAGTAGCATTTACACCAAACTCTGCTCAATCATTATTAATTAGTATTGATGGAGTTGTACAGGCAACAAATTTCACAGTAAATTCGTCAACAATAGACTTTGGCGTTGCTATACCAAGTACAAGTGTTTGTAATTTCTTTTTACATTATGGAACAGGAGTTATGACAGTACCTAGTGATGGCTCTGTGACTACTGCTAAACTTGGAGATAACGCTGTTTCAAGTGCTAAGATGTTTTCTGGTTTTGCTAATGGAATTACTGAAGCTGACCAATTTAGATTAACTGCTGATTTATCAACAAATGTTGACCCAATATCTTCAAATTTAGAGAGAGTTGATGATGCAACTTTTTCTAAAATAGGAACTGGAATGTCTTTATCATCTGGTATTTATACTTTTCCAGTAACAGGATTATATTTAGTTTCTACTGATGCAACTGTTTCATATTCAGGTAATGATAATGCTATTATAGAAGTATATGCTTCATCAGATTCTGGAAGTAGTTACGCGCGTTTAACACAAAGTATTAGTGGTAGTAGTGCATCAAATATAACTAATAGTATGCATTCATCTAATTTTGTTAATGTAACAAACGCAAGTACCTTTAGAGTTAAATTCTCATCAACAAGCGTTTCTACTGCAAATATAAAAGGAAATACAGATTTTAATAGAACTTATTTCACATTCATAAGATTAGGAGATAGCCAATAATGAATAGAGATTATTTACAAGAAGCACTAGCAACTTTTAATGGTGGAATGTGGTATGGTTGGAAAACACATGACGACAATGGAAATAAAATTCCTAACTCTGAACGTATGCAATACCAATACATTAAAATTATTAAAGATGGTGCAACTATGCCAACAGAAGCAGAAGTAAATGCAAAGATACAAGAATTAAAAGACGCTGAACAAACAGCAATCAACAAAAAAGCATCAGCTAGAAAAAAGCTAAAAGACTTAGGTTTAGATGATGAAGAACTAAAGAGTATGGGGTTATAATATGGCATTAATTACGTTAGGAAGAAAATCGTTACCTACAGGAAGTATTTTGCAAGTTACAGACCAAGTTATGATAAGTACACAGCAAACTACATCAAGTGATACTTACCATGATTTAACAGGTGCAACTCTAAATATTACTCCTACATCAACTTCAAGCAAAATACTTTTACAAACAACAATAAATGTTGAAACTGATACAGCTAATTCTGGTCATGGATTAAGATTTTACAGAGATAGCACAATTATTTTTACAACAACGCAAAGATATATGGTTCTTGGCACAAGTGCAGGTGACAGATATACTACTACATATACTTATGTTGATAGTCCATCAAGCACAAGTCAACTTACATATAAAATTCAAATCGCAAGTCATGGTAACAAACAAATTCATTTTCAAAATGCAGCACAAACAACATTTATAGCAATGGAAATACAAGGATAAAATTATGAGTAATATAGGTAAAGCGATTAAAAAAATAAATCCAAATGCAGAATATACATATCAAGCAGAAGATATAGATACTATTCAATGGTTTAATGGAACAACACCTATTTCTAAAGCTGACATAGAAGCTAAGATGACAGAACTACAAGCAGAGTATGACGCTAACGAATATCAAAGAGATAGAGCAACTGCTTATCCATCAATACAAGAACAATTAGATATGCAATACTGGGATAAAGTTAATGGTACTACTAACTGGGAAGATGCTATTGCTAAAGTGAAATTAGATATACCTAAAGCATAATGAATGATAAAATTATTAAACTTACTAAAACATTGGAGAAATAACTTATGGAAGAAATCAAAGAACGAATTAAACAACATGAGGGGTTTAGGGATACTGTGTATTCCGATAGTTTGGGTTTCGCTACTATTGGCTATGGTCATCTTGTATTACCCTCTGATAACTTTGTTAAAGGTGTTACTTACGATCAAGAAACTCTTGAAGAAGTTTTTGATAATGATTTTAAAATAGCATCAGATTCTGCTAGAGAATTATTAAAAGGAATAGAACATAATCATATTGTATTTGGTGTAATCGTTGAAATGTGTTTTCAATTAGGCAAACCAAGAGTAATGAAGTTCAAAAAGATGTGGTCTGCATTAAGACAAAAAAACTATTTAAAAGCTAGTGAAGAAATGATAGATAGTAATTGGCACAAGCAAACTACAAAAAGATGTGAAAGTTTAGCAAGTGTTATGAGAAACGCAAACAAATAGGAGAATATTATGCCAATGGGAAAAGGAACTTATGGTTCAAAAAGAGGAAGACCAGCTAAAAAGAAAAAAGATAAAATGAAAAAGAAGAAGAAAAAGTAATGGCTACAAAGAAACCTATATTTGCTAAAGCTAGACCAAAAAGATTAGGCAAACCTAAGTCTTTTAATAAAAAGTCTAAAGCATATAAATCAGCTAAAAGAAAAGCTGATAAGAAGTTTGGCAAAAAGGTTTCTCTGTATAAAAACATATTTATTTCTCAAGCTATTAAAAAGTACAAACCTAAAAAGAAAAAATGAGTTTATTTGACAATACATTTGCACCAATAGGTTTATCTATTCAAAGAGGTAATGTTGGCAATTTTAGTGGTGTTCATAAATTTGGATTAAATACTGCTGTTGGAACAAGTGCTTTTGAAACAATATGGGACGGAAACAATACTTATACCTATCCATCTTCATCTGGTACAGCTACTGCAACTTCTTCTAATACATCTGATGACAATACAGGAACAGTTAAAATTTTTGGCTTAGATTCTAATTATGATTTAGCAGAGGAAACTTTAACTATTGGTGGTAGTGCTGGTTCAGTATCTTTTATAAGAGTATTTAGAGCAGAAATGAAAACTGCAAATACAGGAACTGCTAATGTTGGAACAATTACAATAACAGTTTCATCTACAACTGTTGCTCAAATTCGTGCTGGTTATGGTCAAAGTTTAATGTGTGTTTATACTATTCCAAGAAAATATAATGCTTATTTAATGCAAATAGATTTAGGTAGTTCTAAAGATTTAGAAAATGAAATTAGATTTATTTCTAAAGAAATAGACAATGGTAATGTTTGGAACACAAAAGCATTTATAACTACAAGAGGTGGATTTGTAGAAAAGAATTATGTTGTTCCTATAAAATTTACAGAAAAAACAGATATAGAATTAATTGCTAAAGCTAGTGCAACATCATCAATTAGTGCTGGTTTTGAATTAATCCTAGAGAAAGTAGATCAAAGCTAATGAGTAAATCTGCATTACAAAAAATAGAATCACACGAAAAGCTATGTCGTATAATGCAGAAACTAACTCATCAAAAAATAACTGTCATTGAAGAAAAAGTAAAAAGACTTGAAAGAATTTTATTAATATGCACAGGCTCATTAATTAGTGCTATGGGTTATGTGATTATGGTTTTGTTAGAAAAGCTGTAGGCTTTACAAACACCTAAAAATAGGTACAAGTATTAATTGCATGAGTTACAAATCAATTTTATGTATATCGGATTTACATATTCCAGCACACCACCCACAAGCATTTGATTTTTTAAAATTACTAAAAAAAACTTTAAAACCAGAACTAATAATTAATGGTGGAGATGAATTAGATAAACATGCTTTATCTATGCACGACTCTGACCCTGATCTTCCTAGTGCTGGAGATGAATTAAGACAATCTAAAAAATATATTTGGGAACTTAAAAAAATATTTCCTAAAATGATATTACTTCATTCTAATCATTCATCATTAATTTATAGACGAGCATTAAAACATGGTATGCCAAAAGCATATTTAAGATCATATAATGAATTTTTAGAAGTAGATAACCAATGGAAATGGGTAGATGATTTAAACTTAAAATTAAGTGATGGCTCAGAATGTTACTTCGTTCACGGAATGGCAAGTGAGGGTCTAAAATTGGCTATGCAGTATGGGAAAAATGTATGCCAGTTTCACTTTCATTCGAAGTTTCAAATACAATACTTTTCTAATCCTGATAATTTGGTTTGGTCTCTCCAATGCGGGTGTCTCACTAAACAATCTAGATTAAACTTCTTATATTCGAAGAATCATAGACTTAGATTTGTAATTGGTACAGGTGCTATCATAAATGGTCAACCTAGACTATATCCTATGGTTTTAGATAAAAAAGGGGATTGGATTGGGAAAATCGTCTAGTTTAAAGCCACAGAGAGCCACAGAGAGGGCTACTGACAAGCAAATAGGTGGTACACACTACAAGGACTATAAGATACAGCCTATAGAGTTTATAGTGGCCAATAAGCTAGATTTCATACAAGGCAATATCATCAAATACTGCTTGAGAGAAAAGCAAGGCGAAAACCCAGATGAGAAGTGGAATAAGATAATTCATTACTGCGAACTAGCAAAAGAGTTGAAAAATAAAAAATAAGGAATATTAGGAGTGAATGAACTTCACATATTTTATTTATTCTATTCTTGTGGTATATTGGACAACATTAATTTTTTTAACAAGTAATACTTATTTATAATATGTGGCTAGGATTAGTTAAGTTTGGATTAAAAACAGGTGCTGAAATTTGGAAGAATAAAAAAGAAGCTAAGATATTAGAATCTGTTGCAGAAAAAAAACAAATGCAAAGAGTTATTGATGGGGAGATCGAAATGGTCAAAACTATCAAAGAACATCAAGCTAATGATTGGAAAGACGAAATCGTATTGGTTTTAATTTCAATTCCTTTATTAGTATGTGCATATGGTATTTTTAGTGAAGACCCAAATGTCATTGCAAAGCTAGACGCTTTTTTCGATCAAATAGATAGGTTTCCTTTATGGCTACAAGGTTTAATTATTGGTGGCTACAGTTCTGTTCTTGGAATAAAAGGTGTATCAGCATTTAAGAAAAAGTAGTATCATGTCCAAATGGACAAAATAAAAGTTGATGCTGTAATCACAGATTTAGAACTACAATTAGAAACAAGTAACAATCCTTATGGTAGTTATGTCAACTTTAGATTCATAGATACTTACCCACACTTCACTAAAGTTAATGAGATGGTAGAAGAAATTAAAAAACGAAGTGATGTTGATTTAATTAATTACGAATACTCTTATACAGGCATACACGAAGATACTGATTTAAAATATTTTGATATTACTAGAAACTAGGGCAGTAAAGAGAGAGCAAAACTACCCTAGTTATTTTGGGTCAATTCAAAGTGATAGCTGTTTATAAAAACTATCGTTATTCTTCCCAAAATTCTTTTTAACAAGTGGCCAACTCTCGCTGACCACTCTATCTACTAAACTCATATATCGGGAGCAAATCAATATATCGTTAGTAGAATTCATTAAACTTTACTATTCAAAGCTAAATCTCTTTTTAACTCTGATTGTTTTAAGCTGACATATCTATCTATATTGGAGTACCTATATCTAGCTTTAATTA